CTATTTGATTACTAATGCTTTTATCGTAGCAGGAGTAATACGCCAATGGGACAGAAAGACTGAGGTTTACATTCAAGTGGAATCTGAAAGTGTTGTGCCTTATGTAACACCATTAGATCGCAAAGTAAATAAAACATTCGAGTTTGAATGAGCAAGGGGGGACGTTGAAAGTGTCCCTATAGTGTAAGCACAACATCTTATGTTCGACGATCTCTGGTCTGAAATCCAAGATGCACCTGGTGAAATCTTTGACATTCCTGAGATGAAAGGATGGAATGATAATGATGTAGAGATTGATGATCTCTCATTTGCTGAAAACTTTAACAACGAATTTGACTTCTGATTATGAACCCTGATACCTACACTTTTACTGGTGATGCTGTCACCTTCCTTGGTTTGGTTGGTGTTGTTTCGGCAGGTATTATTATTTCTACTGCCTTCCGTCGTTTCTTCAACTCTCCTTATAATGTTCGATATGTAAAACCAAATGTCACTCCCTCCGATAGTAACGGAAGCGATAGTGCTGATTGCACTTGAACTTTGGTTAATCTTATTTCTCACATCTCTCAATCAAAATGACTGAAACCGTTAATGTTCTGCCTCACATCTTTGAACTTCGTGATGCTTGGAGGAAGCAAGATTTCAAATACACTAAAGAACAGCAGGAACAATATGATCTCTTAGTTGCTGCTCGTCGTGAACGTGTTAAGTATTTTTATGATAATGACATGGTTTGCAAAATCAGTAAATCTGCACAAGATAAACTAAAAGAAGATTGATGCCCTGGGTGGTCGGTTTAGATACTGACCACCCTCTCTTGCATAAATACCTGAAAGGGTTTATAGTAGAGAGATGAAGACTTTTTCTCAATTCTGTGCCGAAGCATATGATGCTGAGGTTATGTCACGTAGTCAGATTAAAAAGACTGGTGAAGGTGGAAGAGTTGGTCGTGAACGTAAGAAAACCACACCAGAAATTCGCAGAACCAAAGCTGTAGGTGGTGGAAAGACTGAGCCAGTGTCTTATAAACCCCGTAAAGATATTGGCACTCAGAGACAAGCATCTACAAGGGTTCAGCAACCTGAACAGGAGAGAGGTTCTGCAAGAGAGAAGCAATTAGCAGCAGCAAAAGCAGAAAGAAAGAAAGCAGCACAAGCAAGAATTGCAGCAAAGAAATCAGGCGGAACTACTACAACAGCAAAACCAAAAGCAAAGGAAGCAGAGAAGAAAGCATCAGAATTGTTGAGAAAGAAAACAACTCAGGCACCTGCTGCTGGTTATACTCCAAGAAAAGCATCTGGTCTTTCTACTCAAGAAAGAAAATCTCTTTATAAGAAAGGGGAGAGAAAACTGAGAGATCTTGTTCTTCAGGCAACTGGTAAGAAGTCTGAGAAAGAACTCAAGAACAAATACACTTCCAAGTGATTTAAAGGGGGGACGTTGAAAGTGTCCCTATAATGTAACGTCAGACCCCTCTAAAATCCTCTACAACACTATGGAAACCGTTAGTGTGCCTGTTACCACTATCGAGACCTTAATTGAAGGTTTGCAGTGTGCTGTTAATGTGTGCTATAATGTTGATAGCAAAGAACAAGAACCTGAGAAGTCTTATCCTTATGCGGTAGGATTTTCGCAGTCTACGATGAAGTGGATCATCAAAGATCTACAACAACTGAAAGAGACAGTCTGAGAACTGACACATAGGGCTTGACATCCCTTCCCAAAGTTGTTATTCTTGTAATGTAGTTGCTTTTAGCACAAAATCATGTCTAATTTCATTTCTCTCCCGAAGGGTAGCGTTCCGCTGGAACTTCGGAAGCAAGTTGAGGCACTTCTGCCCGAACCTATTTCATATCCTGGTTGGAAGTTTAATCGGTATTGTTGGATTAAACTCACTCAAATCAATACCAAAGATGCCGCTGGAAACACAGACAATTCTGTTAGGGTTGGTGGCACTGAAGGTGGAACTGGATCACGAGATGCACTTGAGGTTTCACTTGAACGTGGCATTGATGTAACAAAACAAACACCTTCCGTATATCCTGAAGAAAATCTTGCAGATGGATTTGGTCGCCTTAAGAAACTTTTGAAACTTGGTTATACTGAATGGGTATTTTCTGAGTATATTTTTGATGAAGAAACTTGCACAGAGTTTCAATCTGGAATGGATGATGCTCTGGATGACTTCCGAATGTCTGCAAATGCGGATGATGGGAAGAAGCCATTTACCGTAAAGGAAGTTACAGAATTATGTCGCAAACGGTTTTCGAATCGCAAACGTGATAAGCAAACAATCGTCAAGTATATCAACTCTCTCTATCACAATTTCAGTGGTCAACAAGTCGATGCTATTGCGAAAAATGTTATCAAACATTATGCCCGACAGGGTGTAATTGAGTCCTATGATAGGGATGAGGCGCAGAACTTCCTTAAAACTATTGGAGTTGGTGCTGATCTTTTGAACACTAAGGATGCAACAAGGACTGCACGGTTGTTCCCACAAATCATGAGGAACTTTGTGGACAATGGAACAACAATGGCCATTGCACTTTTTGACAGTGATGCTTGTTCTCACGAAGAACTTGACAAACGACAGCAAGACACAATCAAAGAACTTGAGGAGCACGATGCTCTTGTCCTAGAATATGCTGCTAAGAGAATGATACTTCGCGGTATTGATCCCTACAACATTCTTGGTTCTATTCCGCAGAAGATTATCAAGAATCAAGAACTGCCCGAGGTTCTTATCCCCGTTTCCTAATGCAAACAGGGAGCCTCTAAAGTGTTCCTGTAGTATAACCACTAGCACCCTTTACAATCGTCTGTAAGGGTGCTATAATTGTTCTTTGGTATCTAACCACCTGCCCGTGACTATTACTCTTCGTCCTCATCAACAACGTGGATGTGATGCGATGTTGGTATATAAAAAAGGTCAACTTATTATGCCTACTGGTGCTGGTAAGACATTGACTATGATTACTGATGCACAAACTGCAATCAATCAGCAACAGTCTACTACGATTGTTGTTGTCTGCCCTCGCATCCTTCTGGCAGAGCAACTGTGCAGTGAGTTTCTGGAAGTTATTGACACCAAGAATGTTCATGTGATGCACGTTCATAGTGGTGAAACTCATCACTTTAGCAGCACCAAACCAGAGCAAATTCATATGTTTGCTAATGTTGCTCGCACTGCTGGTGATGCTTGCATTATCTTCACCACATATAACTCTCTTGATCGCGTACGTCAAGCAGATATTGAGGTCAATACGATTTACTTTGATGAGGCACATAATAGTGTAAAACGTAACTTCTTCGGTCCTACTGAGTTCTTTGCTGGTGTTGCTGATCGTTGCTATTTCTTTACTGCAACTCGCAAGACTTCGGTCACAATCAACAAACCAGGTATGAATGATGTTGATGTTTATGGTAACATCATTTGCCGTGTGAGTGCTCCTGAACTTGTGGATGGTGGTTATATCATTCCCCCTAAGATTCAGGCAAAACAGTTTGACATTCACAAGGCAAAGCAGATCAATCCTAACATTGACTGTGCCAATGTGTTGGATACGATTGATGGCACAGACACCAAGAAGATCTTGGTTTGTGTCAAGACTACCAAGCAACTTATCAACTTGATGAGTCATACTGACTTCTCAGTTCAGTTGCTTCAACGCGGTTATTCTTACCTCTATATTACTGCCAAGACTGGTGCAGTTGTTGATGGTAAGAAAGTCAATCGTGAGGAGTTCTTCAACACTCTCAATGCTTGGGGTAAAGATCCTAACAAGAAGTTTGTTGTTCTCCATCGTTCTATCTTGAGTGAAGGTATCAACGTCAGTGAACTGGAGACTGTTATCTTCCTCCGCAATATGGATGTGATTGAGATGACTCAAACCATTGGACGTGTGCTGCGTTTGGGTAATGACAGCAAGAAGTTCGGTCTTTGTGTTGTTCCTGTTTATTCGCAGGTTGGTATTGCTACCGAACGAGCATTGCAGAACGTTGTTGATACTGTGTTCGAAAAAGGTGAACTTCTTGATAGTGTGGTGCGTCGATGAAATTCAAATATACTAACAGTAATATCCTAGAAGCAAATCCTGGTCCTATTGGATTTATTATTGGTAAAGGTGAATATGCTGCCATTCCTTATGGCAATCAACTGATGATTATTCACAATGGACAACAACTCAAAGTGTGTAGAAATGAGAAATCTGCTCATAACTTTATTGAAAATCACAAAAAGCAACAACAGAAACGGGGAGCCCCTAAAGTGTCCTAGTAGTATGAAGAACACTCACCTAGAACATCCTGAGGATTCTATCCTGAACGGAGACCTTTCAGTTCTTGACTGGTTCTCCGCAGATTCTACTATCAGTGTAAAGATTGATGGTGCTCCTGCTATTGTGTGGGGTCGCAATCCTGCTAATGGTAAGTTCTTTGTAGGGACTAAATCTGTCTTCAACAAAGTAAAAATCAAGATCAATCATTCTCATGAAGAAATTGATGCGAACCACGAAGGTAAAGTTGCGGACATTCTTCACTCTTGCCTTGATTATCTTCCTCGCACAGACTATATCATTCAAGGTGACTTTATTGGTTATGGTGGCAGTGATACTTATCGTCCCAACACGATCACTTACGTCTTTCCTGAGGTAGTCACTCAAGACATTATTGTTGCTCCACACACTTACTACATTGCAGAGAATGATCTGCGTGATGCTGTTGCTTACCCGATGGACTTTGCAGTCGATGACACTTACTTTTGTAAGTTTGTGACACCTATTGCTGAGATTTGTCCTTATCGTGATGACATTGAAGACATCAGTAAGTTTGCCAAACAGATGAGCACTTTGTGTGAGTTTATGACTCCACGCAAAGCAACAGAAATCAAAAAAGTCATCAATTCCTACATCCGCAAAGGTATTGAGGTTGATGAGCATGAAATTGCAGAAAATTATGATGTTGACATCAACGTGCTACGATTGTGGAAACTCGTCTATTCTATCAAAATGGATTTGTTCTTCTTTATTGAACGTGAGGATGACATCAAATGTTATATTGAAGATATGCAATGTGACCATGAGGGTTATGTCATGAACAATCAGTTTGGTATGCTAAAGATTGTTGATCGTTATCAATTCTCACGAGCAAACTTCATTATGGAAAAAAACTGGATTTGATTTATCATGGCAACTTACAAGGCAGAGATTAAAACAGTCCCTACTGGTGGACAGTTCACTGTAACAACAGAATCAGGAAGTATATCAACTGCAAGACAACAAATTGAAAAACTTTACGATCCCATTTACATTTACAACCTTCGTGAATGTAGGGGTGGAGGTAGTTCATCTGGCGAAGATGCAATGGGTTGGTTATACCTTATTGCCTTTGCTGTTGCTCTCTATATTATAGTTGAATACTGGTGGATTGTTGTTCCTCTGGGTGTGATTTGTTTGATTGCTTGGATTTACAAGCAGTTTTCCAATGATTGAAACAGGGGGCCCCTAAAGTGTCCTAGTAGTATGAACAGCACTAACGCACAGATGACGATTGAAATGCAACCCCGCAAGATCAACAACACTGTCTACGATATGCCCACTGTTGATGGTATGGACCGTTGCCAGATTAACAACCGTTTGCACTACATCAACGTGGAAATTGACAAACTCCGCACTACTCAAAAGGCACTGATTGCAATGCGTAACCAACTCGATCGACACAATGAAATGCTAGAGATGGGTGATCTGTTTGATGAAATGTTTGGAGGTTGATGATGCAAATTGATGATAAACTAATTCGGGTGATTGATAGTCTCACCCAAGCAGTAAATGTATGCTATTCAGTGGATAATAGCACTGATGATGATTATGAAAAGACCTATCCTTTTGCGACTGGTTATTCTAAATCAGCAATGAACACTGCAATCGAAGATCTCTCAAGAATTGTAGAATATCTTCGCAAAGATAGTGATTGAAACAGGGGGCCCCTAAAGTGTCCCAGTAGTATGAGCACAACTGAAATGACTACAACTACCTTCGCAGAGTATTCTGCACAGCAAGAGGCAAAGAACAACATTGCTAATGCAGTTCTAGGACATACTCTTGCATTGTGTGAAGCACTTCGTCACAATGGACCTGATGGTTATGACTTCTACCCAGAAACGGGTCGTAAGTATCACAAACTGATCATGGTTGATAATGGAGGTGGACGCAGTGTTCATGCCTTTATTGATAAGCAAACTGGTCAAATGTATAAGTCTGCCTCTTGGAAGTCTCCTGCCAAAGGTGTTCGTTACGATCTGCGATTGATCAGTGATCGTGAATGGTTGTTTGAGCACGCTGATTGGGCAGGTTCTTATCTCTATCTTCGTTGATTATGTATTCTTTCAAACCCTCTACATCTGGTGCTTATGTTGCTGCATTTGATGTTGCTGCTACTTTAGTCATCAACTCTCTCATCAAAAAAGGAGTAAAATACATTCGTC